GGAATCCACCTGATATAACCGTTCGTCGTAAAAATTTTTTATATAGGAAACCATCTCAGGATTCTCTTTTTCTACTGAATTCCAATACCAGCCGATATACAGGTTGTACCGCTCATACAGCGGTAACGCCCAAAAAAAATCATCGGCGCTCCGAAGATCCCCGCGCGCAACGGCTGATCCCAACTGATCGATGACATTCCTATTCCGTTGAATACTTTCCTGCGTGTTGCTTCCTGCGAGTCGTTTCTGAAAATCAGAAAGCACAACACGAATACCCTCTTCTGGAAATTCTTTTTCTTTCCATGTTCCTAAAGAAGCGATTATCGGTTTGCCTGTTTTTTCCATTGCTTTAATCAATTCCCTATCGTGAATACTTCGAGAAGCGATTTTGTGCCTTTTAACCCTCAACTGTTCCAGCCACTCAACCCTATTAGCATCAAACGCGGAAGCCATAAACTCTATCCCGACTTTATCGCAGTGCTGTTTTAGTTCAAGAACATCTGGGAAAGTAAGTTCCGCCATTTTAAGTTCCATATACCTTGATTGCCAAGGTTTCTTTATTTTATCCGTGTCATATAGTTGGAATTTAGCCACATCCGCCCCACATGATTTGGCTTCTTCTATTAGAAGTTTAGCTAAATTCAGATTACCGTTGTGATTATGGCCTATTTCGGCCACAATTAGGATTTTACGCATACAAGAGCTTTATTATAATCTTCTATGGTATGAATATCTATTGAGTTATCCACTACCGTTTTTTCGGGATTAGGATGATAAAAATCGCTATATTTATTAAGCCGGCTTCTTGAAATTCCCCACACACTGCCATAAATCTTTCCGTCTTCGTGAACAGTAATAACCTCTTCGTTATTTTGCATTAAATTTATAATTTCCATGATTGTTTCCCGTGAAACAGTCGGACTATTCACCTGCACCGCTATAATACCCTTAATATCTTTTGGCATAATTCCTAAAGCATGCTGATACACAGGAATATTCGGGATATCTCCGCATAATTCTTCTCCGCGTAGTATTGGAATCGCTCCAATATTAGAAGTCCATTTAAGAATTTCCAAAGAATCCGAACTAACATATACTAAATCAAAAATTTCTAAACATTTTTTAACATTAACCATAAACATCGGTTTTCCATGGAAATCTAAAATATTTTTATTCGGCAACCGGCTAGAGCTGGACTTTGCCAAAATCAGACAGGCGAGAGATGAATCCTTCTTTCCCGATTTTAATAAAGAGGTCATAAATAAAATCAAAATTAAATTCAAAATCAGCGCACAATTCGGCAAGCGACCTTTTGCCGTCCACATTATAAAAGAAATAATCATAGTTCAGATTCACTTGAGAGGCGGGACTTTGAATGCCAAATCTGCTTCTCATTAAAGGCCCCCTGAATTCTCTTGAGGGAATAAAATCCTTGTCCCATATTTCCAAGATTTTTTGTATAAGATTGCCAGTTTCAGTAATCATTTGATAATTAAGTTTATCGGGAGTATCCCAGTTGGTATGATATTCCTTGTAGGGATAACGGGAAAGAAAGATTCCCTGTATTCCTATCAAGGGGTCGTTGAAAACAGTTTCATCCGATCCTATTGAGGTTCTAAAAGGCCCCTTGCGATAAGTTTTACCCATACTTTGAAGCGCGCAATGGACAACTTTGTTTATTTTATGGTTTGGGTTGAATGACTTTTGAAAAAGTATTGGCCCCTCGTTTCCGCAGATATCCACAGCAATTACAAAATCCACTTTAGAAAGATCTTGATAGGCGTAAGCAATAGAACCGATGGTTTCAGGACAAAAGATAATTTTTATAGTCCTGTCGGATTTAATCCTTTTCGCCAAATCAACCAAACAAGCCACCCCCGACAAATTGTCATTGGCCTGAAAAGGATGGTCAAGGTGCGCGAACAATAAAATTTCCCTGTCTAACCTTCCCTGTATAGTATGCACCCCTAGTTTCATCTTTCCTTGATGATATTCGGTGTCTATAAACACTTCATATTCTCCTTCTTCAAGGCGGTCTTCATATTTTAAGGAATAATCTTGCCCTTCCACATGAACTTTCCCGACTTCGGGGTCAAACGCCTTAAGTTCTGGTTCACAATCGGGACACTCCTGAACTAATTTAGCTCTTACTTTATTTTTAGGAACGCAAAATCCCCAGTTTTTGTCATAATATTTAAACACATAAGGCGTAGTATCAGGAAGTTCATCGTCCCAATGCAGGTGTTTCATCAATTCTTCTTTAGTTACTTTTCCCTGAAAAGGCAAAGAACCGACTACCAAAGAAAGCGGTTCTTTGTCAATTATCTTCTCACCCTTGAATTTTACCCAAGCGTCCCTAACCACCCACTCGTCGGGAATAGTCCAAGTTCCAAATTGAGTTCCGCTGGGAAATTCCAAAATTTCAAGCCCTATAAGATGATTAAGATACTCCAAAGCGTTGTCATATCCTTCGCCCAGAAGACATCGGTTCATCGGGTATAGAGTTTCTACTAAAGTTTTTAGGTCTGGCTTAATATCTGGCATAAATTTTTATAGGCGTTGAAAATGGAGAACTAGAATTGGGGGCAATATAATCTCCGTCCAAATAATCACTTTTTGTATAAGGCATATCGACTGTATTTTTTATGAAACTTATTAAATTCACCTATCGCTCTTGTAACCCCAGAATGAACGTCATCACAATTAGAAACCAACATTATACCATTTTTATTCAATCTGTCATAGAAAAAACCCATAGAATCTTTTAGGGGGATATAAATATCAAGGTCAAAATGGACAAGGGCAAACCGTCCGTCTTTAACTTCCTCTTTCGTCTGACACACATCGCCCCTGTGATAGATAAAATCATCTCCGATATTTTTTCTCACGTCTTTTTCATAACAGCAATAATCCCCCACAGGCCAGTTTTCTTCGGCATGCTCGCTTATAATACCCCCAAAAGTATCAAACAAATGAATTTTTCTATTCGGCAGTTGCTCTTTAATTATTTTAGCCGTTTCTCCTTCCCAAACTCCTATTTCGGCGATTTCACCTTTAATTTCCAATAATTGAAGGCAGGCTGTTAAATACGCTTTCTCGTCTTCAGAATGGCAACTAATCATAAATCATAAATTTCTTTCTTTAGCAGTCCGACCCAATCTAAATTTTTTCCCCCTTCTTCTTTCACGACTTGTTTTCGTTCTTCCTTGAGTTCGTGTGGATTTTTAAGTTGCTGTTTAATAATTTCATTTAATGTTTTAATTGTAGCACGTTTTGAAGCCCTTGAAATCAATCTTCTGTAAGTCAGATATTTCATATCTCCGCCGAATGGCTTAGGCATCCATTCTTCCATAATCACCACGGGAATATCCATTGCTTGAGCTAAAAGTTCAAAAGTAGATTCAGATACTCCTACAACAAGGTCTGCTGTTTGTAAGACTTCAATACATTTGTCTAGATGAGCAGGGTCGTTTCTATCTGTCTGAATAGGATTGTCGTAGTCTTTTAATTCGTGAGTATCTAGTAGTTTAGTGATTATATTCACTCCTTTGAGTTTTCGGAGCTCGTCCCTTGTCCGAAAATTCTCGAGAATCTCGGTGTCCCAGTGGTCGGGACAGAAAACAATATTGATTCCTTTGTATTCTTTTTTTTCTTTAAGATGTGAGAAAATTGGCGAACCAACTACTTTAATTTTCTTTTCATCTTGTCCTGCGACCAATAAAGACTGTCGGTCAAATTCTCCCCAGACGAGATGCTTATCTGTCTGAATCTTTTCCGAAAACGGCGGATAATATTTAGATGATCCTTTTCTTCCATGTTGATAGACAAATGTTTTAACTCCTAATGACTTTGCGTATTTGATAATTCCTTGTTCTACGGGGTAAATATCTGTCCAAAGGAATATTGCTTTTGCTTTCTTAATGTCTTCAGTTATCGGGAAATGTTTTCTTAAATTTTCCAGTATTCCATTTCTATCCCAGAGATAAATCATTTCTCTTGATTTAATACCTTCAATCCGCCCGGCAACTGACAAGCCAGCTCCCAGTCCAATCCTATGGCTTCCACGCTTCTGTGTTTTTTTACCCATTCTTGCTGTTCCCTGCCGATTTTCGCGCGGAAATCTTTATCTACGATTAACTTTTCAAGTTTGTTATACCAATCTTTCACGGTATTCTTGGCTCGATAATTTACTTCAGATTTATAAGGTTCAACATCGGAAGTCAATACAACCGTTCCAACCGAAGCATATTCGTAAAATTTTACGCAAGACTTGGAACGATTAAACTCGGTGTCTTCCAATGGGGCAAGCCCGATATCAAAATCGCATCTGCCCAGAACGGAGGGGTGGAGTTCAGGAGGCATAAAGGGAATATGCCACATACGCATATCTTTAAGTTGGATATAAAAATCAAGAGCCGTCTGAAAATATTCTCTCTTTTCGGGGAAATAATTTCCTTGAAGAAGACGCTGATAAGTGTACATCGCCGCCTCCATCGGTTCAGCGGTTATCCCATAGATAGTAAAAACAAAATCATACTTCGAAGCCAACTGATTTACCGCTTCCCCGATAATTTTTAGGTCTTTCCAGTGAGAAGACGCGCCCATATATCCTATGACCAAATCGGGTTTATCTTTGGGGCGCTCCTGATAGATATTGTAATCAATTCCATTGGGACAAATAAAAATAGGTTTCCTGAAATGCTTTTTTAACTTGTTCCCCAGAATTTTAGAGGGAGTGATAATCGCGTCAGTTTCCCTTAACAATCCTTCATACTGGTCTTTTTGAGAATTAGCTATCAACAATGAGGGGTTGGATTTATCTATCAGCCAATGATCGTCATCCATATCATAAAGGACTCTTTTACCCAATCGTTTAAATTCCCTCATCCACTTTATCGGATCATATCCCGCGGGATAAGTTCTGCCAAAAATCACCGTATCCGGCCATTCCAAAAGCGATTTCTGAAATTCAGTTCCCATAGCAACCTGTTTCAATCCATGTCCCCGCAAAGAAAGAGCATTACAGGGCATCTGAATCCTATGCCACCAGATACCATGTTGCCACATATTGGGAGTGTCCCCGACAAATAAAATTTTCATAAATTTCTTAGAAATTCCACCATTTTTTCAGTTTCTCGGATTTCATTCTGCTTATTAACTAAATCCTGCCTGCTTCTAGTGAGAAACTCCTGACTACCTCCATCAAGAATTTTTTTGGTAATGTATCCCTCAAGAATTTTATTCACTTCATTAAGATATTCGTAACGCCTGACTAATCTTCCTTTGGCCAACCAGCGGTAAAACCACTGTCTTCTTCTTCTGCAAGATTTACAATTTTTTATTCTTCTGAATATATTCATAAAATACCTATCACCGCCCCAATACCCCTTACGAGTATATTGAGGCGATGACAAGCCGTAAGGGTTAAGCTTGTCCGTTGCTAATAGAAACTCGACTGAACTGCCACATTCAAACCTCTTGAACGATTCTTGGTAAATACCGCGGAACCATATACCGTCCAAAGAATATAGTTCGCTCCAAGCATGTCATCTTTCGGTTTGATTTCCATAGTCGGAGCTTTCTGAAGCACAACATCTATCGTTCCCTTGCGTCCGAAATATACCGCTTTGCAGGTAGTCGCGGAAACCGCGCCTCCTGAAATCGTAGCCGCAATGGCAGAACATTTTCCCGAAGGCAGGTTCTTGGAGAGATAGACTTGAAAACCCATGAAATCTCCCGCGTAACCATTTCGCAAAGTCGCATCAGCCACATTAAATCCTACTGTGGCCGCTTTAACTTCTAGGTCTGCGGCAATTTTAGGGGTTATGATCGCAATCCAATCGCCCACTTCCTCCACATTTGCCTCGCGCAAGAGTTTTCTGGCTCCCGCGAAAAGGTTAATGATGGTGGCTGAACCAGCCGACACCGGCCGGTGCGCTGAACCCCCCAATCCAAGACCCGCTGCGTCTGCGTTGAAATTGGAGAACCCATCGGATCCAGTGATGTTTTTGAAAACATCCGTGTCTATCTGATTCTTTAGCTGATAAGCCGCTTCAGTTGCTAGTTCTCGGGCTTGTTCAACATTGCTCTGAAGCTGTTCCACACTATCGTGGTAAAAAGCCACATACTTATACGAAGAAACAACCAGATTGTCGAATAGCCAGTCCTGATTAGTCGCTGAAATAGTCGTGCCGGGAGTATAGGTTTTAACGGAAAGATCGCCGAAACGAGGAACATGAATCGTATCAGCATATTTTACCGTATCCGAAAGCTTTAGATTCGCAACTTCCAAAGCCACCAAAGACTTATACAAAGGCACCTGAACCATCTCCGACCATAGTTCCGGCACTATCGCCGAAACATCGTTTGATACTACTTGAGTCATTTTATTTTAAGCAAAGTTACCGATTTTTACCCTATCGGGACGAATCTTGGGAGGTTTCCAAAGACCTCTTTCCGCGAGGAGTTTTTCTTTTTCTTCCCTTGAAGTTCCCCGAAGTTTCTCTAAAAGAGATTGGGGTTTTTCGGCTTCCTGTTGCCTGTTAGACGGAGCGAGTGCTTTTTCCTTTTCGACCTTTTGTTTATAAGCAGATTGCCACAAAAGGAAATCTTCTTCGCCCCTTATTTCTGATAATGATTTTCCCGTAAGTTTATGCTGTTGAGCGAGATATTCTTTCTCCCGCTTGTCCAGCCCCTCAAGAGCGGCCGAGATTCCGATATAATCTTCAACATCCAAAACTGATTTAGGTTCTCTGCCCTCCAAAGCTTTCTTTTCCGCTTCTAGCTTTTCCAACTTGGCGCGGTAATGCTCTTTTTGGGCTAAAGCCGACTTGAGTTCTTTAGCTGACGCAGTCAGCAAGTTTGATTTAGCTTCCGCTTCTTTTGCTTCGGCCGCGGTTTTCTCCGCTAGTTCGAGTTGCTCGATTTTAACTTCAAGTTGAGCCATTCGAGCTATTTGGGATTCATCAAGGCCATCCCCCGCCTGAAGATTTTGGAGTTCTTCCAACTCTATTTTTAGTTCATTCATTTTAAATTCTTTTGTGAATAATTCTTTTTTATAGGGGTTTAGTCCCCTTCGATATTTTAAGTATAGGTATTCTTGATTTTAGTGTCAAGTTTTCGGGGTTCCATAAAATAAAACAGCTTCTTAAGAAATCTGACGGCATGTTGTCTTCCCTTTAATTCCTCAATATTTTCAGCGCTCATGATATCCCCGATTACGCTGTATTCCTGTTCTAAATAAGCAAAAAGAGCTTTACCATATTGGGTATTGGGAAGCTGTTCCAAAAGCTGTTTTTGTTCTGGGGTAATCATCAGACTGTGTTCAAACTGTCGTCAGACAAACTGTCGTTAGACTGTCATGGTTTCCATGCCGGGGACACTAGCTCCAAGAGCGGGAGCGGAAACCCCTCCTCCGGCTCGACCTGTCTGGGGTATCATTTCTTCAGGTTTTTTTGTTTCAACTCCGAAAAGTTCGTGGGGATTTATACCCCCGTCCTCGGCCATGCCAAACAAAATCTTTTTCTTAATGGGGTCTTGGGTCATGGTCGGATCGGCGGAAATCGCCTGTAAGATGGCAAATCTGGTCGCGTATCTTACTCTGGTATCCACCGATTCTCCCGTAATGTCTATATCCACATCATATTTAATGTTTTTGTAAAAGTTTTTGGGAATCTTAAGAAGTTTTTCTTTTTCTTTTTTAATTGATTCTTCTATGGCAATTCCGATTACATCTCTGTCTTCGTTGGTCAGAAACTTTCCCGATATAAGCAAACGGATAACTTCTTTAGCTACCAAGTCATTTTTGACCATTTGAATATATTGGTCTAAATCCTGCCCGACTAAACGGATAGTATGCTCTTGAGTGCTCTCTTCTTCAAAAGAAGGAATAATCGAATCATAAAGCATTTCTTTTACATCCATGGCGATATTCTCCTGAATCTGTTCAAAATACGAGAGGGTCTGGGAGATGGCTATTTTAGCCGAACCCAAAGGAGTGCCGGCGGGAAGCCGTTCTCCCTGCACCACATCATAAGAAAAAGTCAGTTCATCCCTGTTCTTCAGCCATTTAATATCCTGCTGGTTAAAAAAAGCCAGATTTCTGTCAGACATATCAATCTGGGTGATTTCTGAATCAACATTCATAATCTCTCCGTTCCTGACATCAGTCATCATATTTCGGTTCACCGCTCCGTCTCTGGTCTGAAAGACCCTCATCGCCGCCCAAAAAGCAGTTTTGTTCTGTAAATTAGTATTCTGATTTTCGGCTATCTGGGGTTCAAACAACTCTTCCACCACTCCGACCCCCAGCCATCTTCCGGGAATTTTACCCGCATGAAATTCATAATAAGGAAGTTCATCCCACTCTTTGGAATCCAGTTCTACTCCCGTATGGGCTGAAATGAAAGTTCCATGTTCATCGTATTCATCATCCCCCACATCGGCGTGATAGATTCTCCTGTAAGAGTAGGAGGATTCTCCTTCATTCGTTTCTTCTATTTCACCGTATCTTTCATAAAGTTTAATATGCGTCGCTTTTTTCATTTCACGGAATTTTTTAATCGTTTCTTCCACTTTGCTTTTCGCCCAACCCATTTCCTTGGCAACTTTCCGAAATTCTCCCACGGTATAGTTGTGTGTTTCTATAATATAGTTGGATTGGGAAAGAGAATCGGCTGACTGTTCCACAACGAAATTTCTCAAATCAACGAAATGAGGAGTTCCTTTTATCACTTTTAGAACCACGCTTCCGTATATCGGAAGTTCTATGAACAAGCGGTTCAGAACTTTCCCGAACTGTTTATCCCGCATCCAAAATTTCAAGTCGCGTTCCATAAACCAAGTCTTCAGAGAATCGCCGCCTTCCACGGTTAGTAACCGTATATTCTTGGTGTCAAAATCCACCGCCTTGGAGAAAACTTTGCAGGGGTTGCGGTTAATATTGTAGAAATACTTGCGGTCGCCCTCATCATCTGTTTCGCCAGTAATATATTTTGAGTTATGATACAAATAAATTTTCTGGATAGTGTCATACTGGCTAGATACGAATCCCGGAACGACAGTTATCTGCTTCGTTTGAAAGTCTTCCAGTTCCTGATTTATTTGCGATAAATAATTCATTTCGTATATTTTTTCTTTGGCCTCATCTTATATTTACCCATCAGATTATCTGTCGATGAATTGACACGATAAGAACCAAACATTTTCACTACTTGTTCTCTGGGCATTTCTAAACTAGCTAAACTAGCTAAACTAGCTAAACTAGCTAAACTAGATTGCCCGTATTTTGTTTTATGAGGCATTTAAGTTAAAAATAAATTGATTATTGATTCGACCAATTTGTTCAGATTTCCGTTAAAAGCCGGAGCCGGTTCACGGTCAAAAATACCGGGTGTTTTAGCTTTTAGAAGCACGGTTAGTTTAACATGTAATGATTCGGATTCTACCCCCTGTTGGGAAGCAACTAATTCGGATTCTACTTTTGCTTTCATATTTTTAGGCATATTTTTAGGCATATTGAAATTGTTTTTTAATTATTGGTTTCGACCTCTTTAACATAAATTCTTCCACTTTTCTGGGACTCCATTCCCAGTAAGCCAGAAGAGTGGAAATTACATCGTCGTCGTGGAATCCTCTCGGCGCGCCCGCTCCTTGTTGGGTGGCAACATCTGTCCAAGAGAAGACCTTTAATTCTTCGACAGTCTTCCTGTCATGAATTTTCACCTTGTGTTCTCTTAATAAATTTTGAAAGTGCGATATCAGTTGATGTTTTGAATCATGGGTCATTCTGAATCCGAGTTTCTCCGTTTCTCTGTCTTCTTTGTATTCCAGTTGTTTTCTTCGATAAACTTTCAAATCCCTGATTTCTCTTATAAGAGCCGCTCCGGCTGAATTGCTTTCAGGAACAATCAATGGTCTGTGATATTTATAATACAGAAACTTCACCCTATCCGCAAGTCCGACAATCGGAATCTTTCCGTTAAACTTGGCAACTTTGGTTCCATTGAAAGAAATTACCGAAATACTTGAAGGGTCTTCGATTCCTTCCGAAGGATCCACACCCATTCTGTATTCCGTATCTCTGGGTTCTTCATAAATCTCGCAGTCCTCTTCAATTTTCAAAGGAAGTTTTCTCATTTGTTCAAGGAACTTTATATGTTCTTTGGCAAAAACTGTTCCCTTAAGAAGAATATCGGTTGTCCATTCTCCCAGAACAAACCTCTTGACATAATCTTCTCCCATTTCAAGCTGTTTTCTAATATAATCTTCAGGCAAATTATCTTTATTGTCAAGCATTGAACTCTGATATAACTTATACCCCTTCTTCGGATTAGCCACGAAACTTTCATAAGCCCAAAAATTAGCTGGATTACAGGTCATATTCCCTTGTCTTATCGGAACTTCCGTTCTTCTTAATCTAGAATTAAGCACCTCAAATACCTCCGCTTCAACTTCTTCCAACTGATCTATGAAATAAGCTCCAAGATTTAACGACTTAAGCTTCTGCTGGGCTTTCTTAATATCCGCTACCCCTCCGCTCTGCATCGCATCCAAGCCAAATAAAACAATCTGACTACCATTAGGGAAATTTATCAATCCATCTCTTATCCTGTGTTCATACCAATTACTTGGAATAAGTCCAAAGAACTCCGGCAAAACCGCTCTGTCAATATCGCTCATCGTTTTTCTTCCAAGAAGTATCCTGTTTTTAGGCCAGCATTTTACAAATAATAACAACTTAATATACAAAGCTAAACTTTTCCCTGAACCATAACCCCCCGCATTTAAACAAAAATCACTCGTCATATCGGAAATAAACTCTGTTTGCTGGGGATTTAACTTATATGTTTTTCCTTTAAGAGAAATCTCTCCGACTTTTCGTCCTTTCAATAATTCTTCCCCAAGTTTTTCCCATTCATCCATTTCTCTAATGTAACATAATTATCCCCATTTGACCAATTTCTGGTATAGTGTTCTAATAATAACCATTTTACTAAATGTGCAGGGAGGGGATATCTATAATTCTCCCCCATAAACGACTGTGATACCTCCCCCCCGTGTCCCACAATACACATTGTGCGACATTACAAGCGTATAAAGTCCTTTGTTTATAGTATTTTTAGCAGTTTAGTGATATTACACTCTGAAATGGTTACTGAATAACTGCGAAAGAATGAAAATGTGTAGTGGGGGATTAAATACCTACCTACACACCTACCTACACTCTGCTTACACACCAACACTCCATATAACTGGCAATAACATACAGCAACGGGTATTACCCTTGTGATTCTTGAATTGTCTGCGTGTTCTTTTGTTATACCCCATCTCTTTATCAGGTTTTGGGCGTCCTTTGGACGCTTATTACTCCCTGTTTGTTACCAGTCCACCTTTCGGGCTTCGCTGGCTTCTGCGTTGCCATATACAGCATAACGGGGTTTGAAAAGAAGTTAGTCATCTATAACATAGCACGCCATAATATCCTGTCAATTTTAACGCTCTGAAAATACCGCCAAAATATGCTTATGTTATAAAGGTATTTTGGGAGCGTAAATAGTTTTCCACAATTATCTTTTTTATACGCTTGTGCTACTGCTTACGGCAAGTATAATAGTTTATGCGCGCCTAGTCCGCGCGCGATAACAAAAGCGCAGAACGCTTTTGCTAGTAAAGTTTTCTGCTCTTTGAAAAAACAATATGGAAACTGAAACTGAAACAAAAATTGTTTGTAGTTTATGCGAAAAAGAAACGAACGAAGCAAAACAACTGACGAAAAAGCCGGTTTGCCCGACTTGCGTAATTGATAAATGTTTTATGTGTGATAATTGTAACGAACTAGAACTAAATGATGAACTTCGGCAGGGTTATCGTGGTTTGAAATACTGCGAAAACTGCGCCGATGATATGTTTAGTTGTGGCGAGTGTAATCTGTATTTTGACCTCGATAGTTCTTACGGTTGCGAACATTATGACGAAAATTATTGTGGAAGGTGCTGGGAAGGTTGTTCTGACTGTGATGAAAATAACAATG